CTTGGAGATATGGTTTTACATCATTTAGCAGATAGACTATCTTGTAGAGAGCCATATTCTGAGTGGTTGTTAAAATGTACTGGTAAGAGGTATCGCTATGCTCAGAAAAGTTAAACTTTATGGAGAACTAGCTGACTTTGTAGGTCATAAAGAATTAGAAGCTGTAATAAATTCTACTGCCGATGCTATACGTTTTCTTGTCAGCAACTTTCCAAGTCTAGAAGCACATATGGCTGATAGGTATTACCAAGTACTTGTTGATGATTATGACATTGATGAGACTGAAATACATCATCCAATAGGGCAATCAGACGTAAGTATCGTACCTGTAATTACTGGTGCTGGTGGAGGCACAAGGAAATTCTTACTAGGTGCTGCTCTCATTGGAATCGGATTTGCAGTTGGTGGAGGAGTATTTGGACCAGCGTTAGCAAAAAATTTAGGTGCAATCGGTTTTGTAAAAAACGTGGGTGTTGCTCTAGCCTTGCAGGGTGTAACTGAAATGCTTTTTCCTTTACCTCAACCAAAAGATTTTAGTAGTGAGGAAGATCCGAGAATATCATTCAGTTTTTCTGGGGTGCAAAATACTAGCCGTGCAGGAACTAGCCACCCAATTGTCTATGGTGAAATAATAACAGGATCAGTTGTTATTTCTGCTGGCATTGACACTAATCAGGTAGCAGCATGACAGATAAAATTATTAGAGGTTCTGGTGGTCCTCCTCCTACTCCACCTTCTCCAACAAGAGCACCTGATACCTTAAACAGTAGACAGTTTGCTACGATTCAGGATTTATTATCTGAAGGAGAGATAGAAGGCTTTGCTACAGCATCAAAAGCAGGACTTACAAAAGACACTATTGCGTATAACAATGCAGCATTAAAAGATATATTTTTAAACGATACCCCTATTCTTGATGCAAGTGCTAGTAATACCAGTCCGCAGACAACAGACTTTAATTTTCAAAATGTAGGATTTACACCTCGTTTTGGAACGGCAAATCAACCACATATTCCAGGAATAGAGAGTAGTCAGTCGTTTACGAGTGTAGGAGTAACGGTTACAAACTCCTCTCCTGTAACTCGTCAGATTACAAATACAAATATTGATGCTGCAAAAATTATAATTACATTTCCGCAGTTACAAAAAGCTACTGATGAAGGAGACTTACTTGGCTCTACTGTCGAATTAAAAATACAAGTTCAATATAATAGTGGTGGTTTTAGTGATGTTTTATCAGACACTATTACTGGTAGAACTGCTGATGCGTACCAAAAAGAATATCGTGTAAATATTAGTGGGTCATTTCCTGTAGATATTAGGGTTGTAAGAATCACAGCAGACAGTAGTTCTTCAGAACTTGTAGATGCTTTCGCATGGACAAGTTTAGGAGAAATTATTGATGATAAGCAAACTTACCCTAACAGTGCTTATACAAATTTACGCATAGATTCTGAACAGTTTAGTTCTATACCAAAAAGAGCTTTTCGTATTCGTGGAGTAAAAGTAAGAATCCCAGGTGCAGGAGCATCAAACTCTGGCACACCTACTGTTGATTTACAGACAGGAAGAATTATTTACCCAAGTGGCTATATCTTCAACGGAACAATGGGTGCTGCTCAATGGTGCTCGTGTCCAAGTCTAATATTACTTGATCTCCTCACGACTGAAAGGTATGGATTTGGAACGCATATCACAGACAGTAATTTAGACTTATTTAGCTTTGTCGCAGCTAGTAGATATGCAAATGAACTGGTATCAGATGGATTTGGAGGGCAAGAAGCAAGATTTAGCTGTAACGTAAATCTACAGGGATCTATGGAAGCGTACCAGTTAATAAATGAATTAGCTGGTGTAATGAGATGCTTTCCTATATGGTCCGAGGGTTCTGTAACGATTTCACAAGATAGACCAACTGATTCTAGTTATTTATTTAGTTTGGCAAACGTAGGTGAAGGTGGGTTTTCATATTCTGGCAGCAGCTTAAAACAAAGACATACTGTTATTTCTGTCAGCTATTTCAATATGGATAGTAGAGAAATAGATTATGAGGTTGTAGAAGATAGTACAGCACAAGCAAAACTTGGAATAGTTAAAAAAGATGTAAAAGCATTTGCCTGTACTTCCCGTGGTCAAGCTCAAAGATTAGGTAAGGCAATATTATTTAGCGAACAAAACGAATCAGAAGTAATTAGTTTTACGACATCAATAGATGCTGGTGCAATCGTAAGACCTGGATCTGTCATCTCTGTTAATGATCCTGTCCGTCATGGTGCTAGACGATCTGGGAGGATTAAAGCTGCTTCTACAACTCAAATTACTGTAGATAACACAGCAGATTTAGATACTTTTGGTGGTGCAAATCAAAAATGTAGCGTAATATTGCCCAATGGCACAGTTGAAACAAAGAACATAACAGGAATTATAGGCGGTGTAATTACACTAGATTCATCTTCTCCTTTATCTACAACACCAAATGTTAATTCTATTTGGTATGTGCAAAGTGATCGAATTACACCTGATGAAAGGCCAAAAACATTTAGAGTAATAACTGTTGAAGAACAAGATGGTATTAACTATGCGATCACTGCATTAACCTATATAAATGAAAAGTATTCAAATATTGAACAGGGTATTTCTTTACCACCTAGAGGTGTTTCACTACTTAATACCCCAAAAAATCCTCCATCTAACTTACAAGCATCGGAAAGAATTGTAGTAATAAATAACCTGGCTGTAACTAAATTAATCTTATCTTGGGTGTCTGTAACAGGGGTAAGTCAATATCTTGTTCAATACAGATTTAATAATACAAACTGGGTAAGTGAAATTGTATTTAGACCTGACTTTGAAATATTAAATACAGAAGCAGGAACTTATGAATTTAAAGTTTATTCTTACAATGCTGCGTTGAAGTTATCTGTAACTTCTTCTGATCTTACTTTTAATGCAGTAGGTAAAACTGAAGCTCCTAGCGATGTTCAAAATTTAACAATGGAGCCTGTTAATAATAAATTAATCAGACTAAGATGGACAGAATCTACTAATCCTGATGTTATTCATGGAGGTAAAGTTTATGTGCGACATAGTAATAAAACTGATGGCACTGGCACGTTCCAAAACTCTATTGATTTAATTGAAGCACTCGCTGGTAATACTACAGAAGCGGTAGTTCCTAGTCTTGACGGGGAATACATCCTTAAATTCCGTGACGATCAAGGAAACTTTAGCACTGGAGAGACTTCTGTAATATTAGATTTACCTGATTTAATAGATAGTCAACAGATTTTATCAGACAGAGAAGATACAGACTCTACACCTTTTGGTGGAACTAAAACTAATGTTGCAGTATCAGCAGGAGCTTTGCAATTAACCGATCCATCTGCCAATCTTACAGGTACTTATGACTTTGCAACTACTTTAGATTTAGGTGCTGTATTTTCTTTAAACCTTAAACGAGTAGTTCAAAGTATAGGATTTACTGTTGGTGCAGCAAACACAATAGATGGTTTAATCCCTGCTGGTACTTTTTGGGATGATTATGCACAGAATGGTAATTTTGATGGTCCTGCTATCAACGATGTTAGTGCGTCTATGGCTGTAAGAACTACTGAAGATAATCCTTCATCGGGTTCTCCTACGTACACACAATTTAATACCTTTGCAAATGGAACATTTAAAGGTAGAGGATTTCAATTTAGGACAACTTTAAAATCTGAAAGTGTTGCTCATAATATTTCTATTCAGCAGCTTGGTATAACTGCTGCATTTGAATCAAGAACTGAAAGAAGTTATGTAAGTGGAGGAAGTACATCTACTGCACCATTATCTTCTGGAACTTCTTCATCAGGATTAGATGTAACCTTTGGGAAACCATTTTTTACGGGAACTTCTAGTCTTGGAGGAGTAAATGCTTTCTTACCCTCTGTTGGTATTACAATTCAAGGAGCAAATGCAGGAGAATTTTTTGTGTTATCTAATGTATCTGGCACAGGATTTAACATAAAAATATTAGATGCTAATAATAGTAACGCTCCAGTGAATAAACAATTTACATTTCAAGCTGTTGGATATGGCAAAGGGGTGTAATATGGAGGAAAAGATTTATTAAATGGCACAGGTCGGTAATAAAAATATAGATAATGCTTCTGGTCAGGTAGTAAGACTGGATATTCAAAATACGTTAGCAGCAGTAGCATCAAATAATTTTGGGCCTAAAGTTGATGCTGGTGAAGTGCAACCAGCCGAATTTGTTGCTGATAGTTCTACAACACCAAAGAAATTATTGATAAGATCAACGAGTGGTAATAGTGCTGCTACGAGTGCAACATTTTTTGAAGTAGGAAATTTAGACGAAGCAAATTTAGGCTTATTGTTAAAAAGCGGTGGTACGATGACAGGTCAGCTATTGGCTGATGATGCTTCTGGAGCAGGAAGCCCAGCTTATGCATTTGATAATGATGCCGATACAGGAATGTTTAGATCAGGAGCTAATATTATTGGATTTTCTACCTCTGGAACAACAAGAGTTTCTATTAGTGATGCTGGTCTGGATATGACAAACGCATTACCAATAAGATTTCAAGATTCTAGTGGTGCTCCTTTTGTAGCATTAAAAGCACCTGCTTCTGTCAGTAATAATGTAACTTTTACTTTACCTGGAGCAGATGGTACAAATGGTCAGTTTTTACAGACTAATGGTTCAGGAGCTTTATCATTTACAACAGTACAAGGTGTACCGACTGGTTCTGTGTTCTGTATGGCAGTAGCTACTATTCCGTCAGGATATAAAGAATGTAATGGTGAAGCCGTATCTAGAACTACTTTTGCTGCTTTATTTGCTGTGATTGGTACACAGTATGGAACGGGTAACGGATCAAGTACTTTTAATTTACCTGACCTAAGAGGTGAATTTGTTAGAGGTTTTGATAATGGAAGAGGCGTGGACAGTGGAAGAAGTATTAATGATCCGCAAACTTCTGCAAACAAAAGTCACAATCATACAGCAACAACAGCAATTTCAGATCCAGGTCACTTCCATCAGTCATTTAGATCAGGAAATGCTGGAGAACGTCAACACAATAGTAACTTAACTAGCAGTAACTTCCCCTCATCTGGTACTGGTGCGGGTAACAAAAATGAAGCATATAATATAGTTGCTCAATCAGGTGAAGCAAATGTGGGTAGAACTTCAAATGAAAATACTGGTGTTAATGCTAGTACAACAACGGAAAATGATGGAAGTTCAGAATCAAGACCCCGTAACATCGCTATGATGTACATTATTAAGTTTTAATTATGGCAATCGAACCTGGCATATACAACTTCACGCTCCAACGAAGATCGGATCATACGATTCCGCTTATTTTTAAGGACAATAATAATAATGCTATAAATCTTACTGGGTTTACTGTAGCTGCACAGGTCTGGGAAGAAACACGCACCACAAAATATGCAGACTTTTCTGTTAGTTACACAGATAGAGTCGCTGGATCGGTAAGCATTACTCTTACTGATACTCAAACTGCTACATTTACTCCAGATATTTTAAAATATGATGTTTTATTAATTGATGCTTCGGGGTCTAAAGAATATTATTTAGAGGGTACAATATTTGTAAGTGAGGGTTACACTTCAACATGAGTAATGTAAGTATTACAACTGAAAAGAATACTGTTACCGTTAATGGTGATACTAATGTTGTTACAGTCGCAACTCAAGGCCCACAAGGACCAGCTTTTGCAGCAACAGGTACTTCTTTAAATGATTCCAACAAAGTCAACAATTCAGTAGTGTATTTTGATTCAACAAGTGGTACATTTAAAGCAGATCAAACTCGCACCGTTGAAAATCTTGTAGACGGAGGAAACTTCTAACATGGCAAACACCTTAAGAATTAAAAGATCTACTGGATCGTCAGCACCTACCTCACTAGCCAACGCAGAACTAGCGTTTAGTGAAGGTAACGAAACTCTATTTATAGGAAAAGGAACGGGTGGTGCTGGAGGATCAGCTACAAGTGTTATAAAAATTGGTGGTATTGGAGGATTTTTTGATAAAGATACCGTAAGAAGTGCAAATGCTGTATTATCTGGTCCTACAACTGGAAGTGATGCTGCACCTACATTTAGAGCTTTAGTTGCTGCTGATATTCCAAGTATTGCTCATACAAAGGTCAGTGATTTTGATGCAGGAGTTAGAACAAATACTTTAGATCAAATGGCTGCTCCCACCAGTGCAGTTTCATTAAACTCTCAGAAGATAACAGGACTAGCAGATCCTACTGGTGATAATGACGCAGCAAATAAGGGTTATGTAGATGGAGTTGCACAGGGATTAGACGTTAAAGATTCTGTTGTTGCTACAACTACTGCGAATGGCACACTATCTACTGCGTTTGCTAACGGTCAATCCATTGATGGTGTAACGCTCCAAACTGGTGATCGAATCTTAATTAAGAACCAAAGTACTGCATCACAGAATGGTATTTATAATGTAAACGCATCTGGAGCACCATCAAGAGCTACAGATATGGCTACAGGAGCTAATGCTGCTGGTGCTTTCGTCTTTGTAGAACAGGGAACAGTTAATGCAGAAAACGGATTTACCTGTACTTCTGATACTGGATCTGCTGTTGTTGGAACGAATAATCTAACATTTGCACAGTTCTCTGGTGCTGGTCAGATAATAGCTGGCGATGGTCTTGAAAAGTCTGGTAATACATTATCTACTGACTTGAAAGCAAATGGTGGACTTGTTATTGAATCTACAGAACTTGCTCTTAAGTTAGACGCTAGTTCAATTACTGGAACGCTTGCAATTTCTGACGGTGGAACAGGTGCAACGAGTGCCTCTGCTGCATTAACAGCACTCGGTTTGTCCAACTATGCAAAGACATTGATAGATGATGCCGATGCTGCTGCTGCCCGTACAACACTAGGTCTTGGCAGTATTGCTACCCAGGCTGCCAACTCTGTTGCAATAACAGGTGGCTCGATCACAAACCTAACAACATTTGATGGTATAACCATAGACGGTGGTAGCTATTAATCTGAAGGAGGTTATAGCTCATGGCTAATGTAATAAAACATAAAAGAGGTTCTGGTAGCGATCCAAGTGCTAGTGATTTAATTCTTGGCGAATTAGCCATAAGGACTGATACTGGTAAATTATTTACCAAAATGGATAGTGGAGCTATTGCTGAGATAGCTGGTGGTGGTAGTGATATTGCAATAAATACACTTAGCTCATCTTCTGGAACGGGTGGCGGTAGTGCAACATTTAACGGATCTGCGTATAGATTTACTTTATCTGCTCCTCCAAACGTATCTGCTGCACAGTTATTAGTAAGTATTAATGGTGTTATACAAAAGCCAGTAGCAGGAACAGGTCAGCCAAGTGAAGGATTTAGTGTTGATGGAACGGATATTATCCTGGGTGACGCTCCAGCAACAGGAAGTGATTTTTTCATTCTTACATTTAAAAGTCTTGGAGTAAGTGAACCAGCAGACAACAGTGTTACAAGTGCGAAAATAGTAGATGGAGCGATTGTAAATGCTGATATAAATGCAAGTGCAGCGATAGCTGGTACAAAGATTTCTCCTAACTTTGGCTCGCAAACTATAACTACAACAGGAGCTATAGCTTCTGGAGATATAGAAATAACTGGTACATCTCCTTCTTTAGTTCTTCAAGACTCAAATGATGAAAACGATTTTGCAATTAAAAATCAAGATGGAACATTTAAAATTAGAGATGTTGATGCAGGGGTAGATAGATTTACTATTACTACCGCAGGGGTTACAAGTGTTTCGGGCAATTTAGATGTAGGTGCTGGTCTTGACGTAACAGGAGCTATCACTGGAACTGGTGATATGACCATTGACACCAATACTTTACACGTTGACTCTTCTAACAATCGGGTTGGTATAGGTACAACAAGTCCTTCTGTTAAAACTCAAATATCAGTAAGTGATACTACTGCATATTCAGCCAGTACAATTAGTGCTAATCAATTTCAACTTTCAATAACTAATACTGGTGCTGCTGGTGTAGCAGGACTTCTTTTTGTTACTGAACCTAGCTCTGGTAATGGTGGTCATTGTGGGATTAGAGCTTTATCAACAGGAAGCGGTGACTCTGCTCTTACGTTCTCAACAAGAGGAGGCAGCACACAGGCAGAACGTATGCGTATAGATTCGTCTGGAAATGTAGGTATAGGTACAACAAGTCCATCATCAAATTATGGAAGAAACTTGCATATTAATCACGATGGAACAAATGGTGCAGCATTACATTTAACAGACAACAACACAGGAACAGGTAGTGGTGATGGTTTTCATATTATAAGTACTAGCGGTATTGCTTATTTATGGCAAAGAGAAAATGCCAATATGGTTTTTGGTACTAGCGGTACTGCTAGATGGAATATTTATGGGAGTAATGGTCATTTTGCACCAAATACAGACAGCACTTTTGATATTGGTACAAGTTCTGTTCGAGTAAGAAATGGTTATTTCGACACATTATATGGTGATGGTTCAAACTTAACAGGTGTATCGGCTGGTGCTACTGGCGGTGGAAGTGACGAGGTTTTCTACGAGAACTCGACAACAGTTACGACAAGTTATAGTATTACATCAAACAAAAATGCGATGAGTGCAGGGCCAATATCTATAAATAATTCAGTAACAGTTACAGTTCCATCTGGTTCTGTATGGACTATTGTTTAATGGAGGTTAGAATGTAGCTATGGCTATTTCAATCAACGGAAACGGAAGTATAACAGGCATTTCAACAGGAGGATTGCCTGATGGTTGTGTAGATTCTGACACGTTAGCTAATGGTGCAGCGACTCAGGCAAAAAGATCTTACGCTACTGGTGAAGTTATAAAAATAACTTATGGTCAATTAGGATTAGATAAGAGTGTAACAAGTTCTAGTTTTCAAGATGTCGTGACAGTAAATGCTGCACAAACATACTCGAATAGTAATATGCTAATAGTTACTAATTTTGGAGGTTACTTAGGTGGTACATCAACAAGTCGAGCCTCACATTCAATATGGAGAGATTCAACGCAATTAACTCACGATGAATATGGAATATTTAGGGATGGTTCAACTTACAAAAATGCACATACAACTCATGCTTTTTTAGATACTGGTATAAGTGATACTAATAGTCATGCTTTTAAATTTAGAGCAAGAAAGGAAGGGGGTACTGGTGATGACATCTGGTTTGATGCTAATGCTGGATCTGGCTACATGACCCCAAATAGTATGTACGTTATGGAGGTTGCTGGATGAGTCAAATCAAACTAAAGCATAGCGGTGGTAATGGTGTAATAATAGCTGCACCTAGTTCAAACCCTGCTTCTGATGTAACTTTTACTCTCCCAAATGCTGATGGTAGTGCTGGACAAGTACTTCAAACTGATGGGTCTGGTAATTTAAGCTGGACTGATGTTGATAAAGGGCCAGCATTTCACGTTAGACTTTCTTCAGCCCAATCTGCTCCTTCTACTGATACATTTACAAAGATAGCTTTTGATTCTGAAACTTTTGATACTGATGGTACATTTGCAAATAGTAGATTCACTCCAGCCATTGCTGGCTATTATCAAATTGCTGGTGCTATGTCTTATGCAAACGGAAATTATACTGAAAGAACAGCTATTATAAATATTAGAAAAAATGGAGGTAATCATTTAGGACATTCTTTCCGTGTAGGTGGTTTTGAATCTAGATGGGGAGGTACAGTAAGTGGATTAGTTTATCTTGACTCAGATGATTATGTTGAATTATTTATTTATGGGCCAAGTCAAGGAATAGACCCCGGTAGCGAAACATTTTTTACAGGAACTTTAGTAAGGAGAGGGTAATGAGTGAAATAAAAGTTAACAGCATAAAAGGAACAGGAGCTAGTACGGCTGCTATAACAGTCAATAGTTCTGATGGGACTTGCACAGCTAATGTTACTTCTCTTAATGGTGGTCAGTTTGCTAATAGAAACAAGATAATTAATGGTGCAATGCAAATTGCTCAAAGAGGAACATCAATTACAACTGGCGACAATGCATCACACTTTTTAATGGATAGATGGATTTTATATTGTCAAAATACTGGTTCAAGATTTACAGTTACTCAAAGCACCGATACCCCAGATGGTTTTGGTAATTCCCTTAAAATTGATTGTACTACTGCGGACACTTCTTTGGCTTCAAATGAAGAGGTACAATTTTGGCAAAAAATAGAAGGATTTAATACACAAGATTTTGCAAAAGGAACTTCTGCTGCAAAACAATATACTTTATCTTTTTATGTAAAAACCAATAAAACAGGAACTTATATTGTAAGACTACTTGGAAGAGATAATATTAATAGTTGTGTTTCAGCATCATATACTGTTAGTGATACAAACTGGAATAGATATACAGTAACATTTCCAGCAAATACAAATTTTAATCATGCAGACAATAATGACAACGGAGAAGCCTTAAGAGTTGTTTGGTGGTTAGTAGCTGGATCAACAGTTCAAACTGGAGATTTAGCAACAGTATGGAAAAACAGTTCTGATGCAGGGGCAGCTACAGGACAGGTTAATTTTGCAGATTCCACATCTAATGATTTTCTTATAACAGGTTGTCAATTAGAAGTAGGCAGCGTGGCAACAGATTTTGAGCATCGTAGCTATGGTCAAGAACTTGAGCTTTGTAAAAGATATTATCAAGTAATTTTGGATAGATCCACAGATAGTGGAGATGACTCTGGACTTGGTGGTACAGTTTATGTAGGTAGTGCTGGTGCGCTTTATGTACCGATTCGTTTTAGCCCTCAGATGAGGTCAAGTCCAACAGTTGAAAGTAGTAATAATGGTAATGAGTTTAGAACTCGTCATGGAGACTTAGTGAATTTTGATAATTTTACTGGATTTAATACTGTTTCTAGAAGAGGAGGTACACTTATTGCATCAGCGTCAGGTAATAAAACAGTAGGGCATTTTTATTGGATTGAAACAGATCAAGGATCAGCTAAATTAGCAGTAGTAGCGGAGCTTTAAACTATGGCATATCCAACAGACCCAATTTATAAATTATTTAAAAACGTAGATGGTGTTGAAGTTTGTGTTTTAAAAGAAAAAATTGGAATAATAATGTCAATACCATTTGACGAAGCAAACAGCGACTACCAAGAGTACCTTGCGTGGGTAGCGGAAGGTAACACACCAGAGGAGGCTGATTAACTATGGGACTTACACGAATTACATCTGATGGTATAACTGATGCGACAATAGCAACAGCAGATTTAGCCGATCAATCGGTAACACTT